CGACGATTTGGGAGTTGATTCCTTACTCGTTCCTGATCGATTATTTCTCCAACGTTGGAGATATAATCGAAGGTTGGTCTCAACTGGGTACTCGACTTGCATGGTGCAATCGCACTGTGAAGAAAAGTATCCAGCAGACCTTACGAAGCGGCTCTAGCTCTGCCTATTGGCAGACCCGAAAGCCATTCGTAGACCCTCCTATTCTGGAGGGTTTAACCTTTTCGCCCGCACAAAGTGTCATTGCCAAATCCATCGTGACTCGAGGCGAATATAACTCGGCAATGGTGCCGACATTCGTCTTTCGTCTTCCCGGTTTCGGGAGCCTTAAGTGGCTAAATATAGCCGCTCTGGTCGCTGGACGTAACAATGATCGTAAATGGGTCTATGGCGATTAAGTTCCCTTAGGAGACTACTGTGCCTAAGATCAAAGATCTCGTCGCAGTGTACGTTGATTCGGCCTTTGTGCTCTTCCCTATCGACAGTGAGCGTTATGAACTCATTGCCCATGTGGCGCGGTATGTTAGCTCCCTTAATGGGGGGCCGGCACCCTACCCGCATGAAAAGGACGAGCGCATTAATGGGTTCCTACAGGCGATGGAAGAATCCTTCCTCCTTGGAGCCCAAGCTCTCTCGCTCGATCTGGCTCTTGATTCAGACTCCGAGTCCATGTCTGCCGTGTCTCGGGATCGTGCTTTGCGAGTAAAACTCGCATTGGACGGTACTCCCTTGGCTGGCATCTATGGTCCTCGTGGAATGGATCAAGATGATCTAGTCCGCGAGATTTGCTTGTGTCTCTGGTTGAAGTTCTTCGTCTCTGTAGTAGCCCCAGACCCTTATCAACGTTTGTCCCGAAAGGACAGGAGGTACTCCACATGACGTGGAATCCCGCTTCTCCGGTTACCGGTGCTCCAGAAACCGGCCTGACATCTCCGACGTACACGCTCGTAGCCGATGTGGCTCCGGATGTGAACGGCGTTGCGAGGGCCGTTACGGTCCTCGGGGGCACCCAAACGGGTGTTGAGGTCAGTTCTCCCTCGAACCCGTTCACCTTGCTGGCAACGCGTCCGAAGAGTCTTCGGACTCTTCCCGCGTTATCAGCGAACGGGCAGTTGCCTTCAGTTCCGAAGAACACGTGGGTTGTCAGCCTCCGTAAGGGGGTCGACGTCCTGTCGGGCCAGCCAAAGCAGGTTATGCTTTGCAAGCTGGAAATCTCAGTACCGGCTGGTGCCGATACTGCGGATCCCGAGAGTGTCCGGGCTGCGCTCAGCTTGTTCATTGGCTCCCTTTGGGAGCAGAGCAATGAACTCGGCGATGCGATTATCTCTGGTGTGATCTAATGTCTAGATCGCCCCGAGGTATCCGCAGAAGTCGGAGACGGAAATTTCTTTCCGTCTCTGTCGCCGTGTCTGTGGTGGTTTATTTCAGCCTCCACACGGACCAGCTATCTTCGATAGCTAATCTGTTCAGGGCTTTCTCGCCCTGATGACTCGCTGAACTTTTGCAACTGTGGAGAGGAACCGACCATGACCATGTCAGATCTGCTCTTTTCCGACCTGATCAGTGATCTCGGATCGCACCTTCCTGCCGGGTGGAAACCCGGAATTGGATGGTGTGTGGATCTGAGTCCTAAAGAGGTCGCGGCCATTTCCTTAGCCAAGTCGTTCTATAAGAAGCTTCGTGCTTCGAGTGGAACGACCGCTTCGGGAGACGCCGTAGCTTCAGAGAAGTTCCTGCGGTCTAATGATCGCTGTAGAACCTGGACTTATCATCCAAATACTAGCTTGGACGAGGAGCTCTACGGTGAGTTCAAAAACTTGCTGTATCGGTTCCTCTACCCCGCTGGCCACGCTCTTGTCTTCAGCATAAACGATCTTTTCGATCGCGGACGCTGTGGACCTGGAGTGGCTGTGGGCGCGCGTGGAGAAGACTTCTATACGAAGTTCTTCGACAGCCCGCTTGCATGTACTTCTGAGTCACTAATAGCCGCATATAGTAACGCGGTCACTAACGATCAAAAGCACCTTTGGGCCGCCGCGGAATCCAACCGCGCTAGGCTCTACGGTGAACCGACGTTAGTTCCAGGTAGTAGGTTCAGCTTCGTGCCGAAAGATGACAGTACGTCCAGATTGATTGCCATTGAGCCCTCGCTGAATATGTTTTATCAGCTTGGACTCGGCAGGTTGCTTGAGGAGAGACTCGTGTCCTTCTTTGGACTCGATATTTCCTCTCAGCCTCAGATCAACCAGGAGGCAGCTCGTTTCGGCAGCGTGACTGATGTTCTAGCTACGCTAGATCTAAGCAATGCTTCCGACTCAATAGGTATACCTATGCTGTCTTGGGC